ATTGTCGATACTTTTTGAGTAATTTTACCTTTAAGATTGTTTAGTTTCTTTAACTTTTCAGATGCACCAGTAACCTCTTCTTGCTTTTTAATTAAATCAGCAATATCACCCTCTTTAAATTCATTATGCTCAATATGAGTATCCACCTCAATCGCCAATGTCTTAATTTTAGTATTCTTATCTTGAATACTATTCTTACCTTGCTCTTCTAATTCTTTAATAAAATTCTTTTGCATAGACATCTTATCCTTTATATTATCCTTCTTTAGATCCAAAGATTTTATTTTCTCTTTCTGCAATCGTATGTTCTCTCTGATCAAATTATTCATGGCAGAAAAGATACGAATGTCTAAAAGATCCTCAATGACTTCTCTACGATTGGCACCCGTTAATTGCATGAAGGGAACAAATGTACTACTCCCTAATATGACGATTTGTGTGAAAGACTTATAATTTACCTTAAGAATACTCTCTTCTAATATTTTTTGATTGGTTCGATCATCAGCCTGTTTATGAAGTGGATTACCATTTACCTCAATGTCAAACATATTTGGTTTGATTCCCCGTCTAACCAAATACTCTCTACTATTAACGACAAATTCTATTTCGACAACACAATCCTTTTCATTGACAGTATTGATTAACTGACCCTTATTAATCTTACGGAAAGGTTTATTAAACAAAGCAAAGGTAAGAGCATCCAACATGGTGGATTTACCAGCACCATTCGTACCAATAATAAGATTAGTATTATATTGTTGAAAATCTATTTCAGTCCAGTTATTACCAGTACTTAGAAAATTTTTCCACTTAATTTTTTGGAACGTTATCATTTTTAGGGGGAATTACAAAATCATCAGGGGTTATTACACTATACTTGTAATTGTGCATTTTACAAGTTTTTAATGCAAGTTCATCATCAACTTCAATAACGTCCATCTCTCTATTATATGGATCGGTATCTGAGTCTTCTAACATCATAGCATACCTTACGGCATCATCTTCCTCTTCAAAGAGAAATAAGACTTTATCACCATACTTGTCTGGAACAGCATAGGCACCTTCATCTTTTTTATCTCTAAGAGTAAGAAGCCACATTACTCTACCTCGCAGGCTTTTACATACAAGTTTCTAAAAATATCTTTAATAATATTTTTATCCAAATCAAACTCAGACTCATCAATATATCTATTTAATATCGAAAGGGTATTCTCCTCCTCCTCTATCTCAAAATCTCCAGTTTCCTGAATATCAAAATTCTCAACAATTTTTAATTCATGAACTCCAGATGAATATAATTTATCAATAAATTTCTCAAATTCTTTAGGTTTAGACTTCTTTCTAACAATTATTTTTACAATTTTATTTTCATACTCTGTGGCATTAAACAGTTTATAATTGGTGTCATCGTAGTAGATATTATAAAACAACTTATGTGGATTATCAATTGGTGTATGCTCTAAAGTTTTAGTATCAAATATATGAAATCCTCTAGGATCATTTACATCATTCCAGAACATCTCATATGGATTTCCTAGATAAAAAATCTTTCCATCAGTAGATCTGGTATGAAAATGACCAGAGAATACTTTGTCAAACTTATCAAATACTCCTATATCCATCCCATTTTCCATGAGATGACCACGAGTTGCCTTAAATCCATTTAACTCAAGATGACCCATGGCAATCTTAGCTTTGCTTTTTCGAATCAAATCACAAGTTTCATCATAATTCTCACTATTAATCCAAGGAAGCATTAGAATTTTTAATTTATCCAATACAATCTCTGTTGCTTTCGTAAAAATTTTGATATTAGGAAAACTTCTCAATAACAATTCAGGAGAGTTTACATTATTGGTATTCTTATAATAACAATCATGATTCCCAATAGAAGTATAGACATTATACTTCTTAAGAGGTTCGAATACCACTCTCTTAGACCACTCAAGACTCTGAAGATCTATCGCTTTCCTACTATCGAATATATCACCCATATGGATCACAGTGTCTATCTGATGCTCCTCTAAAGACGGAAAGAAAACATCACGATAAAATAGTTCGAAATAGTCATGAAGATACTTAGAACCCTTTCTAGCCCCGTAATGGGTGTCTGTTATGATTGCGACTTTCATCGATTACGATATTGAATGTTATCCTTAATAGTATTGTATTCTGCATTTGATCCAGATAATGAATTGTCATCCACTACCATGACTTCATCAAAACCAGTCTTCTCAATGATCTTTGTTTTAATATCTAATTGCTTTTTCTCTTTCTGTATTCTTCTTAAGAATGCATAGTGTATAATTTGAGTAAAGTATGCAAATGGATTCCTAGACTTCTCTGGATCAAAGTTATGGATGTATTGCACACAATTTTCTATACCATCAGAAATCATATCCTCACGGAACATGTAATTAACAAAGTTCGGTTTATACGATAGATGAGTAGCAATCTTTAAAAAACACTCACCAAGATAGTTCGGTATGGGTGGTTTACCCTCCCATGGCCCAGACTTTGGTGGTTCTTGATCAGGATACTTCTTAATAAACTTTTCTCTTGCTATTGCAACTTTTCCCCTATAAACAATCATTGCTTCCAGCAACTCTTTGTTATTTACATAGTGTTCCGTTTTCTTTCTAGGCATGACATCAGAGTTCCCGTCTTTTAATTGTTTTTATTATATCACAAAAGAATGGCCTTGACAAGGTAGTCGAATATCAGTAGAATAACCTTTGTGAGGGTTGATAGGGATATTAACTTTCTTTATTTGGTTTTAAATTAAATAAGGCTTCTAGCCTCTTACGAGCATCTTTCACAGAAGATATATAACCCATCTTAGAATCAAGAGATACTTCTCCACTTGATGGTATATGTGGAGGGGGAGAAGATTCTGGATCTTCAGAATTGTAGTTATTATAGATGTCAATAATTCTTTGATTATTCGTTTCTGTTATTGTTATAATTTTATCCAATTTAATCATAAAAATATCTTCATCTGTTAATTCTATCCAAGGTTTTACCTTAATGAAACTTGCATTGGCATAATTATTCATTTTAAGTATCAAAGGTTTTTGTAATATGATAATAGGATCATTATCGTTATCATCTACAGACACCAAAGCCATCACCTCTTCTCCTGAGACCAGTTTTATTATTGCATAAAATTCTTCTTCCATTAGTTTTTAAGTGGGATGTTGACTATATCATAATTGAAATTTTCTTCATTATAAACTTTAATCCTCTCTATTAGGTGATTTAGAGTATAATTTTTTCTTGATTTGTAACTAATATCGTCAGCAATGTCATAGAGAGTTGCTCTTGTCTTATTATCTCCTTTCCTAAGGACTCGTCCAATGGACTGGAGATTTCGTATTCGTGATTTGGAAGGAGAAGCAAAAATAACATTGTGGAGGTTTTTTATATTGATACCAGTGGAAAATGTACCGTATGAAGCAACAATAATTGCATTATTCTCACGTTCGGTTATTTGCCGAACTTCTTCTCTGTCTTCTGTATCCACACCACCATGAATAAAAAACACACGACGATTTTCGATAGTATTATTATTATTTATTAATTTATATAACGGCTCACCATGTCCTTCGACTCTGGCATAGAGTATGAGTGTATTGCCTTTTAAATCTAAAGCAAGATTTTTAATAAAGTTGTTTCTACGATTATGAGTAATGATATACTGAACTTCCGCCTCAAAATTCTCAAATTTATTTGGTGGGTGTTTCAATAGAAGCACATTAATATCCAATGTAGCCAGATGACCTTTCTTCATTAATTCATTTGTCTTAATAATTTTATAGGAAGGTCCAAACAATCCCTCAAGAACCCATTTATGTGTCTCTGTTCCATCAAGAGTTCCAGTAAATCCAAATCTATATTTTGCATCTGCAAGTTTTGTCATTATAGATATAAGTGATTTTGATTTAAACTGGTGAGCCTCATCCCCAACCACAACAGAGAATCTCTCAAAATATTTCCTGGGGAGTTTGTAGATTGATTGCCAAGTAGTAATAATGACTTGAGAGTTCGTCTCTCTTTCTTTACCTGCGTATATCTTGTGGCAAAATGAACCAACGTCCCATCCATAATCCGCAAAGTCTTTATACATTTGCTCTACTAGCGAAGTCGTCGGAACAACTATCAGAGTATTTTTCTTTGTCTCAACAAAATATCTCACAATCGCATATATCATCAGAGACTTACCTGAGGCAGTTGGGGATATCAACAACTTTCTATTATGCCTTAGAGCGTCGTATACACCTTCTATCTGATAATCTCTAGGTTTATGTTTCGAAATAGCTGTCATATAATCCTTGACACCTCCTTTCGAAATCATTTCATTTACTTCAAATGGTAGTCCATAATGTTTATTATCTCTAAATTCGTACTTATAACCATGGTCTTTACAGAACTGTATGACTCTATCTAACAATCCTACATATATTTCTTTCTTCTGAATATTAAATAAACGAATTTTTCCATCCCAAAATTTTTTCTTATAGGCTGGTGAAAACTTTGCACCAGGTACCTCAAAAGTAAATTGATCTGCTAATTCATAATAGACATGAGGTTCAGCCTGAACGTCCAAAAAGACCTCATTTTTCTTTGATATAACCAAATGTGACATAACATAATGTTCATATGGAAATATTTATCAACTAAATCCAGACTGAAATTTATGCCATTCGATGGCATTTTTTATTTGATATGTTCGATTAGAAACGTTTCTGATAATTTCTTCTAAGAATTTTAGAGTGGTATCATAATATTTTATCTTAAGATCAATCTTAGATAACCTCTCATCTGCGTCTAGATGCCTCTGTATTGCGTCTTTCTCTCTTACCTTATACGGAAATGGTTCTTCTGCATATACTTCAGGTTCTGCTTTTCCAGTATAATAATTATATCTTTCTAATCTTGCTTTACTATATTGTTCTCTTGCTTTCTCACGCAATAAAGTAATTGTATTATAAACAGTATAATATTTTGAATGTAATTGAGGAATTTTTAATGATTCATCATGTAGATTATCAGGGTCAATGACAGAATCTTTCTGCCACATCTCCTGAATTTTATCAAGATCCATAATAAAAGTTTAATTAATTATAAAGGTGTTCTCCCGTCTGGGCCAACAATGTCGTATATAGTATACTTGAAAGTAACCTCTGCTGTAAAGTAGTTGACATCATTATCGGTTGCTTCGAATTCCAAAGAGGTTAATGATGTAGGGAACATATTACTGAATTTTACAATAGCAACATCTCTATAATTACTATTTAAAATATGTAAACTACCATCACTAAATGCTTCATCATTATCTTTACCACCTTTGTTATCGGTAGTAAGAGTTTTATATTCTTGTGCGGTTTCTGGAAAACCCAATCCAGTCATCCAATTATGAATTGCCATATAATTTTCTAATTCTTCATCTACCAAAAATCTCAAAGAAAAATCACCAAATTCCAACTTATCTCCAGGAATATCAATATTCTTGAGATAGTTTGGTTGTGTGGCAGTTCCTAAAACAATTTCTGGTATTCTTGCAGAATTTGAAAAGAAATTAACCTTTGGTGTTTTTGTAATATGGAATTTAAAACCAATAGGAGATAAAAAATTCCTATTTGATATTTGATTCTCAAGGGAATTTCTTGTTGCCATTATTATCCTCCACCACCATTTCCGCCACCGCCGTTGCCGCCGCCACCGTTACCATTGCCACCATTACCATTTCCATTCCCGTTATGGGCCCCATTACCATTCTTTTTACCATTTCCATTTTCACCGTCATCATCGGGTTCCAATAATCCTCTACCTACATGGAATCCACGTGGTGGTAAAGAACACTTTTTACCATCAAAATACTTACCTGGAGGACATCTTTTTGCTGCTGCCTCTTCAATAAACTTATCAAATTCTTTCATTAGTCAATAATAAGATTGTACCATTGTTCACTCATACCCATGATGATATTATCTGCCATTTCTGGATTTTCAGCATAACCTTCATCGATGAGATGCTTTACTATTTTATCATGTCTGTCAACAGCCTCTTTATACTGTTTCGGTGTAGGTTTCATGGTAATACTACTTTTATTGTTATTTATTCACTTACAACAGTTGCATTAGCCCACCACTTCGGTTGATAGGTAATTCCTAAACTTGTTGTTATGGTTGTATTTTTTTGTGCGTCTGCAT